ATTATATCTGATTTTACAAAACAGTACGACACCAAAATCACATATGGATTTAATGTTGCAGGTATGAAAATTAAATGTGAGGAAAAATTTGTAAATAAAACAAAAGAAGCTTCATTAATTTTTACAGGAGAAGGAAAAGTTCTTGATACTAAGTTAACTTTTTACAAAGAAGTTCCAATTAATACAGATGTCTATGAAAATTATGATTGGAAGGTCAAAAATGGGGTTCTTTATGTGACTTTATTTGAAAAAATTAACGAAAAACCACCAATTTTTAGACATATTGAGCAAGAAAATGAATAAATTTGACGATGAAATCTGTGTTTCATTAGAATCAAAAAATGATATAAAAAGGAGATAAATAGCATGGTGAGAAAGAATGAATATACACTGAACAAAAAGGTAAACGAATCTGTTTTAAAGAAATGCGGATTCAGAAAAGAGCATGGTGATTGTTATACATTAAAACATTTTCTATATGAAAAATATATTAGCTTAAATATTCTTGTGATGTTAGATGATTTAAGCTTAACAATTACAGTAACAGATGATAAAGGAAATTTATATGCTCCATTCTATAATCCTGAGTTAGTAGAAAATAATATGGTGGCGCAGGAAACAATCGAAGAATATAACAAAGTGATGGACAGATTGTCTAAGAAAAAGATCACTACAAAAGTAAAAGATATGTCCGATAATAAAGATGATTGTTTATCTATTAAAATCAAATATTTTACCGACAAGATTGATAAAGTTGATTTTATTGGTGGTAAATCTGATTGGGTAGACCTTCGTGCGGCTGATACATTCAAATTACATAAAGGTGAATTCGCATTAATTCCATTAGGTGTTGCGATGCAGTTACCAAAAGGTTATGAAGCTCATGTTATTCCAAGAAGTAGTACATATAAGACATGGAAGATTATTCAGACAAACCATATGGGACTTATTGATGAATCTTACTGTGGAAATAACGATCAGTGGTTTATGCCTGTGATTGCTATGGAAGATACTAAGATTAATGTAAATGATCGTATCTGTCAGTTCCGTATCATGAAGAAGATGCCAAAGGTACATTTTGATGAAGTTGTATTTTTAAGTGAAAAGGATAGAGGTGGAATTGGAAGTACAGGGAGAAAATAAAGAAATATAATTAACATATATTTATACCCTCTTGAAATTAAGAGGGTTATTTTTATAAGGAGAATTATATATGTCTGAAAAAAGAAAAATAGAAATTCCTATTTGGCACAAACAAAATTTAACATTGGAAGAAGCGTCAAAATATTCTCAAATAGGAATAGATAAATTAAGAACAATTACAGATGATGAAGATTGTAATTTTGTACTATGGATAGGAAATCGAAAAAGACTCATTAAGAGAAAGCTTTTTGATCAATACATAAATTCCATAGATAGAATTTAAATTTGAAAGATAAGAAAAAATATGGTAATATGAATAAATACTACATTACCATATCCTTATTTTATTAAGGAGTTGATTAAAATGGCAAATGAAAAGAGAAGAGACAACAAAGGTAGATTATTGAAAGAAGGTGAAAGTCAACAAAAAAACGGAAGGTATAGATTCAGATATACAGATACAAAAGGTATAAGACGAGATATATATGCATGGAAATTAGTATCAACGGACAAAACTCCAGTAGGGAAAAAGAACGACACTTCATTACGAGAAAAAGAGAAAACCATAAAAAAAGATTTAGAAGATAATATTGATACCTATTCCGCAAAATCTACAGTTGGTGATTTAGTTTTACAATATTTAAATGGAAAGGTCGCACTAGCAAATTCAACAATAGAAAATTATATTCATATTTGGAATAAAAACATTAAAAATTCCACATTAGGGAAATTAAATATTGAGAAGGTAAAGAAATCAGATATTGCTAAATTTTATGCTCATTTATACAAAGATA